ATCAATTAGTTACTTTACTCGACCTTCTTGATACGCCAACATAATCTCTGGAGACAATGCGTCATATCTGTCTGGGTCACTCATTTTTAGCCGAATTAGGTCAGCCCTCCTGTAAGTACGCTTGCCAGATTCTCCCGATCCACCTACATCAACCGATGCGGCCTTCAGATTACTCTTGCGACTTGACTCTCCATCACTAGCCACTTGTTTCGTCTTTACGCCACGCAACTGTTTAAAGGTAGATAACAACTCATGTGCGCTGTCATAGTCAAACTCACCATCAGCCTTTGCATACAACCCCATCCGTACATTTGAGGATTTAACCCAATTTACGAACTCTGGATCAGCAGAAATCTGCTGAAAATCAGGGTGCTCTTGCGATAACTTCTGCTGAATCTGCATCCTTTTGAAGTCATTAGCCGCTTGTTTAGCCGCTAAAACATCGGGATGTCTATCAACTGTGTTCTGAATTGCTCTCTGAGGATTCTCAAAAAAGTCTACTTCAGGCTCAACTTCAGCGTGTTGGACTTTCTGTCCGAGATTTTGCTTAATCAACTCATCGGCTAATTTGCGAACCTCTCCAACCTCTTGTGCTTGACGACCAACCAGTTTTTCAACCTCTTGGTGCATCTTGATAACGTCATCTAATGATTTATTCCTATATTTTTCAGGAATCTTAGAATCTTCTATCGCATTATGGTCTTCAATCTTCGTTTCTTCAGCCTCTAACTCGCTAGGCATCTCGTCTTCTTGGTCTACTAACATACTGTTTCCTTTTCCTGCCACTAATGGGTTCTAGGAGATACACATGAACTCGACAACATCTTGTTTATGAGTTCGCTTTTTGCTCAGACTTTAGTTTGTCCAAGTGGCTCTTTTCAAACTTCCCATGCGCTGACGGGAAATGACCAGACCACCCTTCCAATCTAAATGCTGGAGCAGAGATTGTTTTATAGGCTTGTGACCCACAATCTCCACATTGAACACTATCTGTCTCATAATCAGTTAGTTTTTCAATGCGCTGTCCGCATAAGCAGACAAATTCAAACATTCTTTTCATTCAATTCCTCGTATGCTTGTGTGCTGACCTGTTTTAAGGTTTTCAGCCAAACTAGGATAGAAAGTTCGCCTTTTTTGAATTGTAGGCTTTTTTCATCAGGGATTGTACTAATATTGTTCAACGAATTTATCATGTTGTCAATATCCTCCATTAAGTCCTTCCATCCCTCTGTCGCCATAGTGGAAAAACGCTCCTCATAGTATTTTTGCAATTCTGGGGTCATTGACATGACAATGCTCTCAGTTCAGCAGTTGTTGTGCAAGTATCGGCTAGGCTAGTAATATTACGTAGGCGATTCTTTTCAGCCACGATAGCCGTTGTATCAGTATTAGATTCTTGCGCCCTTTGGAACAATACATCCTGTGCCGACAACAAAGGTATTCTTTCTGAACGAAGTCTGGTCTTTGTCATTGCTTTGGCTTTAATCAGATTGACTGATACTGTGCCATTGGTCAATTCCCATGCATCAAAGAAATCGCTATCTACTTTTGGCAGTTCTGAGTCTTGAACAATGATAGAAGTATTTGGCGTGTCTTTAGCCTTGACTGCTTGAATATCAAGTTCGCCCGTGGGTACGCATATTGATACGCCACCATTGTCATTTGTGAAAATAATTACTTGTGCCATGATTTTTTCTTTAATTTTCAAATATCACTGTGTATATCCTTAACGAAATACGGCTACTGCTTGTTCTAAGCCATCTCTAAATGCTTCAGCAACATTTATATAAGTAATTCTTACGCTACTAGTTGTTCGAGTAATCACATTTGGTATAGTTCCTAATGATGTGCCAGAATTATTTTGACCAATTGCAGTAGTAGCAAAATTTGCGTCTGTCAACGCATTTGTAAAATTAACTGTGTAATTACCAGTAGAGTTATAAGTTACTGAACTAACATTAAAAGATGCACGAATTGTTGTTGAACTGACACCACTAAAATTAACCCAAACACGGCAAAGCGTACCTACTGCCGTACCACCAGAATCTGCAAATATAGTTGGAGTGCCTGATGCAGAAGAATTAATCTGAGTTATTGTGGGAGTTGTTATTGTTGGGCTTGTTCCCAATACATTTGCACCAGAACCAGTAGATGTTGTAACTCCAGTTCCACCATTAGCAACTGGTAATGCTGTTCCAGAATAAGAAATTGCCAATGTGCCAGTAGTTGTTACTGGGCTACCAGTAATTGATAAAAATGATGGAACAGTAGCCGCCACGCTTGTAACAGTTCCAGAACCACCAGTTACTGTTGCCCAAGATGTATCAGTTCCATTTGTAGTTAAATATTTTCCTGAATTAGTTGCTTGTGCAGGTGCTAAAGCATTGAAAGCCGTATTAGCCGTAGTCTGACCTGTACCGCCTGATCCAATAGCCAATGTTGCTGACAAAGATGCGGCAGAACCACTTGTGTTTTGATTTAGCGTAGGAATATCAGCGGCAACAACTGCCCTAAATGTCGGAACTCCTGCGCTTCCATTGGGGGCGGCTAAGACAAAGTTTGCAGTCTTAGATGCGTAAGGGTTTAGCGTATCACCATACCCACTTTCCAAAGAAATAGCAGGAGTAGCACCACCACTTGAGGCAACAGGAGAAGTTCCTGTTACAGAAGTAACTGTTCCTTGTGGATTGGCGGCAGTTGTGATGCTAGTAACTCGACCATAAGTGTCTATGGTGATTACAGGAATCAACGATGAAGAACCAGTTGTTCCAGCCGTTGCTACTCCACTTGTCAAGTCAAGAATTGGAGTTGCGCCACCAGTGGAGGTAATTCTTCCTGTTGTGCCACTTACAGAAGTAACTGTTCCAGAACCCTTATTGTTAAATGTTGTCCAATCAGCAGAACTTAATACGCCACGATTAGTAGCAGAAGCCGTTGGTACATTTAAAGTAATGACTGGGGTTGTGGTGCTATTAGCAACAGTAGAACTTAAGTCAGTTCCCGTTGTACCTAGAGTTAAAGCAGAGACAGAAGTAACAGTTCCTACCGATACAGCACCAGTTTGTCCGTTAACAGATGTAACTGAGTTTGTTTGGTCAATCTTTTGCCAAACAGAACCATTGAACATCAACCAATCGCCAATTTGCCAATCAGTAATGCCGTTTAAGTTAGTGCTTCCTGCCGTTGAAACTATGTAGTAGTAACCATTTGTGCCTGTGCTACTCGCCAATGTAGGAGTATTAGTAGATGCGTTCCATGTGCCTTGATAACTTAGACCACCAGCCACATTTGCCCAAGAAAGAGCCGTTCCATTGGTGGTTAAGAACTTGCCTGAGTTTCCTGTTTGACTAGGAATCAGGTTTGTTATCTGTGTTTGTAGGGAGGCTAGGGTATCAATGACAGACTGAGAAGTGCCACCACCATTAGTAATAACTTTGATGGATTCTGCAAGGCTAGGAGCAAGCACTTCACCAACATTGAGTTCAACACCACTAGACAAGCCAATGATAAGGCTACCATCAAAATCGATATGAGCAGAGGTGACACTAACACCATCAACCCCATCCGTTCCATCACGACCATCTCGTCCATCTTTGCCTTTAATTCCCTGAACGCCTTGCTTTCCATTAAGTCCGTCTTTGCCATTTTTGCCATCCTGTCCATTTATGCCATCACGCCCATCTTTAATGGCGTTAACTCGGTGTTCAATGGCAGTTCCTACTTCGTCAAAACGAGAACGGATGTCAGATTCAATCTTTTTCAGGGCATCAACAACTAAGCCTACATTTTCACCAATGCGTTGCTTTTGAACCTCTTTGGCTTGTGCAACAGAAGTCTTAATCCCCTCCAAAACAGCCAATTGCTGTTCAGGATTCATGTTTTTAAGGATTAACTCCTTGGCTAGGCTTTCAATATCCATTACGCACCCTTCTGAGGTGTTGAAGATAGTTGTTTAGTCAGTTGGTCAAGGAAGTCTTGCTCCATTCCTTGCACTTTATTGTTTTTATCAGCCATTTGCAACTCAACAATCTTAGATTTGTTCTTTATGTCCGCTTCTTTGAGCATCAATTCCGCAATCTTAACTCGTTTATCGAACTCACGACTTGCCGCTTCATCTGAATTAGGAAGATTCTGAGTCATTGAGTTAGTAATTTTGGCTTGTGTTTCCTGTGGTAACAACTGTGCCTCAATCATTGTCTTAGTAGCATCAGCACGATTCTGTTCTGCCTGAGTCGTATTGACTGCAATCTGCGCTTGTGCCGCTTGCAGAGCCAATTGTTGCTGTGCTTGTTGCATTTGTTGCGCTTGTGGGTCAGGTTGACTCATTTGAGCCAATGCTTCCATCAATTCATAGCGGTTAGTAAACGAACTATTACCCACAATTCCCTTCAAGATCAACGGCATGACAGGGGTATTTGGCCCTAATGTCTGCAATAGACCAATGAACTGTTGTTGTTCGTACTCACGGGCAATGATGCCAAGCGTAGCCGTAGGGATGAAGTTCATGTCCACAGATGGATAACGCTCTGGGTCAAACTGCATATAGCGGAAAGCCGCCTTCTTAATGAACGGCATCAAGAAATCTTCTTGGAAGTTCACCAAAGTGCGCTTGTACTTTTTGATAATCGAGGCAATTGCCATCGACATACCGCCTTGACCACCATCACGGGCTACGGCAGAGACTAAACCTTGTGAGTCTAGCGTACCAGTAGCCTGTAATAGCATTGTTTGGAAAGCAGTAGCAGTTTGGATGTTGCCTTGGTCAGTCGTGCCAAACTTAAATGGCATCAAAATCTCAGAAGGTGCGCCATTGGTAAGGATTGCCTTGCCAGGCTTCACCTCAAACTTAGCACCCCGTGGTAGACGGGTAGCATCCATAGCAATCATGGGGCTAGTTGTCAGGGCAAGAGAGTCTAAATGGCTACGGATTTGTGCATCCATCGCCTTTTGCATATTGTAGGCTTTCTCTACTGTGCCACGACCCATAACTCTGTTGGGAACTGTGTCTGCTTGGTAGGAAAGAATCGGGCGATCCTTCATCATGTAAGGCGTTGGCTCTGCCTTCAACAACAATGAGTCGTTAGCAATCACAACA